ATAATATCACCTCTTTTAATAGCATTCTTTTTCTTAGAAGATATTAATTCTTTGTTTGTAAAAACATATTTTATTTCTTCTTCTCTTGTCATTTCTTTACTATTTTTTGGTCTATTACTTGTTTCTGTTTTTCGGCTTTAATCTTATCTATAAACGCTTTCTTTTCTTCTGGTGTAAAATCTTTTAATATCGTTTTCATAATCCTAGTGTTAGTTTAAATTCATCGATTAACTTTCTACTTTCTTCTGAAGTGTAAATATTTGCTAATGTATTGATAAACAATTGCAAAGTTTCAATCTTAGCCTTCATTATAATTTGCATAACTGGTAAATGATTATAAGAAGCTACTAGAGACTCATTGTTATCAATTAAACCAAAAGCACTAGCAAAACTATTCATTGTGTTATTAGCATCCGTTTGAATACTATTTTGCACGTAGTCTAACATTGCTTTTTCTTTATTCTCGAATGTGCTTGCTCCATTGCTAAAATAGTTTAATATATCTTTAGACATATCAAACGCATTTAAACAAGTCAAAGCATCCGCAGAAAATTGTTCGTCTAAAAACAAACGTTTCATGTCACTAACTAAGTGTTGAGCTTTAATGTTTGCATTGGTAATTAACAATGATTTTTTAGCAACTTTAGAAAATATATCGTTTCTATCACCTTCTTGTATCTGAGCCTCGTTTCCATCGCCTTGTGAAGCCATCAAATACTTTTGTGACATCTTAAGATTTACATTTTTAGAAAGTAAATTCTCTTCTATGTTTTGAATGGTTTTTGACAATCCTTTTAGTCTGCTAGGAGAACTCATTAAAGAGTTTTTAGTCAATCCATTTGCAAGGTCGTAAGTAGGTATTAAGTCTTTAATTTTAATATCAAATGATTGTCCTTCTAATGTATATTTAATCTTTCTATCTCCGTATGTTTTTAATTCTGCTTTAGTATAAATAAAAGATTTTACCTTGTGAGTATTGTTTAAATCTACTTCGCTAGGTAATAGATTATAAATGGCTTTTGTAATAGCTCCGGCATCAACTTTATATGTTAAATTAGTACCATTAGCCGACAAGAACCACATTTGCTGGAATAAGAAATCTTCTTGTGATTGAAAGTAATTAGGTTGTTTAAACAGTTTTATAATAGGACTGTTTTCAATTTGCTTACCTGCTGAATTAAGATGCGAAATTTTCATTTGAGAATAAATCTTTGACCTTAAAGCAATAATAGCAAGCAATACAGGATTATTTAAAGATAAGTCTAGGTACTTATCAGAGTTTATAAAACCATCTTGGTCCAAAAAAGAATAGGTAAAAGTGCCATTGCGGTCTCTCTCCACATTAATGCTATTACCTTTCCAAAAATCAAATAATCCCATAAATACTATGTTTCACAACATTGTTAATAAAAGCAAATATAATAAAAAAATATTAACTTAGACGAAAAACTTTTGTGTACCAAGAAATAACATGCTTAAACATATATAAACTGACTCCTATTTACTAAATTACCATTAAGCCTAGCCGTTAAAGTAGTTCTGTTAATACAATAGTTTTCAGAAGCTTCTTTTGCTGAATTATAATATATTCCTGTTTCTAAATTTAATACTAACTTTGATTTAGATTTATTTCCTAACTTACTTATACTAATATTCTTTATTTGCTCCTTGCTTCTTTTCATTCCTAAGCTTCTTTGATGTCCCATTGCTTTTTTAGACAATATCATTTTTGATTCTAAAGAATGAGTCTTACCTTTAAATCCATAAGTTCCTTTTTGCCCCATAGATGAAATAGACATTTTATTTTTTGTTTCTTCGCTATGATTCCCGTTAAAGTGTTTTGATTTGGTAAACATGCAATTTAAACCTTTATCAATACAATTATATAGTTCTTGATAGTACCTTTCAAGTTCGTTTAATTCGTTTAAATTACACTCATTTATAATCTCAAATAAATGATTATTAACTCCGTACTTTTTTAATGAATTAAATAGTTTCGGTTGCTCAATACAGCTAAGTCTTTTATAAGTTGAAAATCTTTTATTTATATCAATGCTTTGACCGATATAGACTCTATTTGTTGGACTTGTTATTTTATAAATACCTATCATTTGTCTTATTTTATGTATATAAATATACGAATTATATAGATAAATTCCTAGTCCTTACGTACCAACTTACTCCCATTCTAGCACAGTCTAGTAAGTGATCATCTCCGTTTTGCTCTGGTTCATCCATTTGCATACCATTGTAAACACGCCAAGAATATTGTTCATATTCATTTTCTAAATCTTTTGAATCATCCGTGTAATATATCATGCATTTTTGCATTGTCTCAATACCTGCGCTAATAGATCCAGCTCCCTTTTTGGCTGGAATAACATTATAACCTGAGTTTTTTAACTTTCTACTTTCTGATTTATTAATTTCATTACCACTATCACAAATATTTTCTCTATCTTTTGGTATTCCAATATTTTCAAATTCTTCAGACAAAGTTCCTTTCATTTGATTCATTGGCTTATATAATCTTTGTCTAAAAAAGAAAGATTTATCTCCATCAAATTTAAATTCTAAATTAGCGGTAGGAGCAGAAAGCCCAAAGTCAGTTGAATAGTAGCTTGGATATGGTATTTTGTCAAAATCTCCTTTAGGTAATGTTTTCCATCCTTTAAAGATTCTATTTGGCTTTTCAGCTTTTAAACCTAAAGCATAAACAGCATGCAAATAAGCATTAGCAGTACCTTGTTCAATATTATATGGGTTATTTGGATCGTATGATAGTATTTTCTTTTTCTGTTCTTCAGGAACAAAAGGATTGTCTTTATAAGTAGAATGTATAACTATTGCGTTTTCTCTCCTGCTTAATTCGTCAATCCAATGATTGTTTTTAGGATTCCAATCTATTATTATATAGTCAGTAGTTCTCATATCTATTTGGTTAAAAGCGTCTAAACCAAATTTATAGGGTTCGTTCAGATGCGCAATATTTCCTTGAAAACCATGCACTCTATTTTCTTCATCACCTCCCATAAATTCAATAGTAGATCCGTTTGAGAAAGTATACATCGATTCAGTCTTGTTAAATATTACCGAATCGATATTTGGAAATGTTGGAACGGCTTTTTTCAAATCTGCAAGTATTGTCATTTTACAATCTGCCTTTGTTTCTCTCCAAATAGAAACCCTTGTATTTGGAGTTAGTAAAGATTTAATCCAATGCGTTTGTAAAATTGAATGCGTTTTGCTAGAACGTGAAGATCCAGTATTAATAATGTATTTATACTTTCTTGAACCGTCTGGATTTTTAGCATTAATAGCATTCCATATTTTTTCAAATACTATTGTAGCTTTCATTTAATCTAAATCTGGTTTAATAATCTCTATTTTAATGTCATTGCTTGTTATCTTTTCACCACCAGAAGTTATATCTGTTTGCTCTTTTATTCCGTTTAGCCTTTGGGTAATGCTTGGGTTGTATATGCCAGCCATACCACCTTCTATTTGATCTTGTCGAACATTTCTCTTAATACGTGAACAGATGGTTGAAAAATCTTCATAAGCATTATTACTATTTGCAAAGTAATTGCTTAAATCGTTAATAATTTCTTTATCTTCTAAATAGTTTTCAAATCCTTCTATAGTCAAAGGCTTTTCCTTTTCTCTGTAAACTTGTTCGGCATCTTTACCTACCCAATCTTTCAAAAGAAAAGGAACTTTTTTCACTTCTTGTTTATAATCTAAAAAATGTTTCCAAAGTATATCTGGACTTTCTATTTTTTTTGGTCTACCTAATGCCATAATATTAATTTTGTGGACGCAATAGGACTCGAACCTATGCAAGAAACCAAATTAATGGATGCCGTAACCATCCCGACATTATACCCTACGCCCATTTTACTTACACAAATATACAAAAAAACCCTCAATTACTACAAAATAGTTATCGAGGGTAAAAAATTAATTATGAAGTTCAAATATAGTTGTTAATTTTTAATTTTCCAAACTCCAACTAAATTTTTCATATTTCTATTTTCTTTTGTTGGATAGTAACTTACAAAGTGACTTACTATTTCGTTTAAATTTTTATAATTAAATACTACAATTGCTTTTAAAGTTCCATCATTTAGGCAATCTATATTTTCTATTATATATCCTTCTTTCATAATCCTATTTGTTTAATTGCTGTTTGTGTTAGTTGTATAGGCGTATCTTTTATTAAATCCTCGATAGTTCTCATCCCCCATATGTTTTTTACAGTAGTTGAATTCCTAGCGATATAAAAAACAGACTGCATGCCATTTTGAATATACATCTTATATTGAGGAGATTCAGTTGTGTTAAAAAATCCATCAAACAAACATCTTTCTTTTGCTTGTTGGTATTCTTTTAAAAGTTCACGCATTGTTTCTATAGATTTACCATTATGAGTTGGATCTTCTAGTACATTCCCATCTTCATCACAAGGAACAAACATCCATAATTTCAGAGGTTGTTTTAGGAATTTGGCGTAGTTAATAATATTTGATGAAGACATACTTTCATCTTTTAAAACATAGTCTACCATTGATATCAGATTTTTCATTTCAAATCATATTTTATAGGTTTCACATCAATATGTATTTTAGATAACTCTAACGCTTTTTTTCTAGAGTTTTTCATTTCGTCTTGAATACGATTTTGTTTTTCGGGTGGGTTACGTTTATTTACTGGCATGTTGCTTTTTTTATTAGTTTACCTAATTCAATATAAGTCTCAGTGCCTTTGTCGTATCTTTCATAAACTCTTTTCAACATTTCCAACATTTCTGGAGCGCATGCAATTAGTTTTGCGTTATTTAAACCTAATTTATCTTCAATCCTTTTGCCAACTCTATCATGTTCAAAAGTCATTATATTGCAATTAGCAATTACTTTCTTTTCATTAGACATAATAGTTAAGGATTTTGCTTCCCATTCTCCTTCTGTTCCTTTAAATTCGCTCATGATTAAATTATTTTACAATTAAGTTTTTCTTCAGCTTCTTTTTTTGTTAGTGTTGGGATAATTGTTGCCCATATTCCGTCTCTAAATATCCAACCGTTAGCACCATTAGTAATTCCGTTATTTTCAACTTTACTATTATAAAATGAAAATTTACCAGTGGATATAAAGTTTCTGCTTAAACAATCAATAAAATATACATTTTTTTTACCAAACCCCCTCTTAACAGCTTCATTTTTCAAGGCTTCAAATACTTCTTGTTCTGTGGCTTTTCTATCCATTGTGCCAATTGCATGAAAAGCAAAATTTTCAGAATCATTTTTTATGTGCTTACATTTAATTGTTCCTCCGTGGTATTTAGTAACTTCAAAAATAAGAACTAAACAACCTGTATTATGAAACCAATAATCACCAATATTAAAAGTGTCTAATTTATAGTCAAAACTTTTCTTTGTATTCTCTTGTTTTGATATAATTTGAAGATTACTAGCTTTATCATTAGTTTTATCTTCATCAATATGATCAACACAAATAAACTTACTTCTATTTGTATGGTTTAAAAAAACTTCTGAAACTAAATGATAAACTAAATGAGTTTTGTCTATTCCATACATTGAAAGACCTACTTTATAATACCCTTGTGGATTTAAAGACTTAGATAATACTTTTCCGTATACTTTTCTAGTAAATTCTGGGTTTTTACTATGCTTTACTTCTCTACTTAAACTCCTAACATTACCCATGTTTGAAACTTCATAGAAGCCTAAATAATTATGGACTGGTAGCCAAAGTTCTTCTTCACTTTCTTCTAACTTAACCTCAAACACATCAGGAAACCATTGTTTTAATTTATTTTCATACCCTAAATCTGCCAATTCTAAAACCTGCTCTTTTGTAATTTTGTATTTTTTCATAATTTAATAATTTTCGTTAATAACAATTTGATTAATTTGCTCTATAATATCATCTTTAAGCATCCAAGATATATCTACTCCGTCGGTTTCAATAGTCCAATGACTCCAGCGTTCTTTATATCCTGTTTCAATTTCTGCTTCTTGAAACTCTCCTTTAACTTCAAGTTCTAAACCTTCGTACTTAATGTTATGTGTTGCTTCCATTTTCTTTAAAATATTTATGCCAAAAGGCAATTAATGATTCAGGTGCGTTATCAATTGTAAAAGGCGTGTTATCTAATTCTCTACCTTCATTTAATTTAGATAGTATTTTTGCAAACTCTCTGACCTCTTTTATTCTTTCTGGCATACATTGTACAGAATATGCTTTATTGTCGTTCTTCGGTCTTCCTGATCCTTCGGTTCTGCCTCCTCTAGTTTTTTTTATATCGTCTAATTCATCGCATCTATCTATTCCGTTTTGAATTAAATCATCTATTTGATCTAAACAATCTTCAATAGTTTCTCCAGCTCCTTTTGCGTATTCATCATCTTCTGCAAAAAAATGAAATCTTAAATGTTTTGGAGCGTAACCCGTTTTATCTTCTTCAAAAGTATATCCTTTATAATTTTCCATAATGTAAAATTTTAAAGGGGTTTTTACACCCCGTTTTTATTATCCTAAAATTGTACAATCAAAAGGGTTATACCCTAATTCACTTGCTTGACATAATCCGTCAAACTCATCTTGACTAACTATTGAACTTTGAGGCTTAGAGAAAAATAAATCGTTAGTTAATATTCTATAAACTTTTCCAGAAGTTAATGAATCAGTAAAATCAATACTTCCGCCTTCTGATGAAGATATTGTATAAATTCCGTTATCAAAACTCATTGAAACTACACCTACGATATTATTTTCTTTTACTAATTTTGCTACTTGTTTTACTGATACTCTCATAATTTCTATTTGTTTTATTAGTTGTTATCTGAGTACAAATATAAGTAACTTATTTAGATAAACAATACTTTTTATCAAACTTTAACATTTACCCATGATTCAATCTAAAAAGAACCTCTTGCAGTTGTTTAGCTTTTTCATAATCTTTATTTTTAAAAGCTTCTCGGATTTGTTCTGGTAATTGGCTTGGTTTATTAGCTATTGCATTGTATTTGTCACAATTGGTTTTACCCTGTGTTTTACAGGATAGCTGGCAATGACGGCAGTTTGACATTAGAATAATTTAGTTTGTGCCATGTGGTTGTTAATTCTTTCCATTGCTTTGTCGAAATACTCTTTATCTAACTCACACGCTGTTAAGTCAAAACCGTAATCGTGACAGGCTATTGCTATACTTCCTGAACCTAAATGAGTATCAAGTATTTTATCGCCTTGTTTTGCGTATTTATCTAAAACAGCTTTGTAGAGTGCAACGGGTTTTTGCGTTGGGTGTATTCTTATTTCTTTTTCTTTCATATTCCCCTGAAGCATTCCGTGCCATCTAAACTCTATTTTTCTAACAGCCGTTTTTTGGCTACAATAAGCAAGTTCGCAATCAGCAAAATCATTTTCTCCATTTACTTTATCCCACACAATCCAGCAACTACTATTTGCGTTCGGGATATTTTCAATAAAATGATTTGCGCCCCAAATAACTTGATGTTTAGAAACTCTTTTTAATTCATTAAAATAATCTTGGTTTGGTGCATTATCATCCCAATTTTTATTACCGTAATTTTTAGATTTTCCTAATTTGCTACGGCTTTTATTATCATTAGAACTTTCGCCAATTCCGTATGGTGGGTCAACTATCGCTAAATCAAAATAATTATCTGGATAACGCTTCATTAAATCCATGTTGCACTCATTTGTAATTTGTATCATAATTTATCTATTTTTCATATACCAGTTAATTAATTCTTTTATATCGTCAAACTCCCATTTAAAAAAACACAAATAACCTTTAGTGGTTAATTGCTCCATTGATAATTTTTGTGCTTCTAAATGGTCGTTTTTAAGCAATGTAACACCATCTTTTTTAAACGGTGACTTAATTTTTAATTCAATAAACAAACCTTTGTAATATTTATTTGGCTCTAATATTAATAAATCAGGACATTTAAAATTATTCTTTTGTATTGATTTATTTCGGCTTGCCTGAGCTTCTGTTAGTTTTACGTTTCCAATTGTATCAGATAAAAACAAAACATCTTTGTATTGCATTTCTAAATATCTACAGACTGCTTTTTGAAGTATGTATTCGTGGTGTTTCATATTAAATAATTTTCAATTCATCATTAGTCAGAGCAAAATATAGGTTTTGTAGTTGGTGAACGTATTTTATTTCATAAAAGTTATAATTTGATTTTATTTCGTAATATTTACTGTTATGATTATACCATAAAATAAACTCTCTATTTCCTTTATTATAGTTGTCGTATTTTCTAAAATTAAATCCTATTTTACCAAACCCAAACTTTACTAAACATTCTTCCGTTAATAAAATTGGCTCTAAATTAAAATCCGTATCGTTTTGTAAATATGAAGCTAAAGTACTTCCGTCTAATTTTATTGAGTCACCATCATAATTATAATAGCTTCCAATTCTTAATTCATTTGTTTTCATAATCTATTTTTTAAAATGTTTCTATAAACTAAATTTACTCTTTCTTTATTCACGCCCATTGACTCATAAAACTTCATAATCCTGTTAATTCTTTGCAATGGTGACTGTTTGTTTTTCATAGTTTTTTAGTTTTAATTATACCCAACTTTCTCCTTCTGGATTGTCTATTATTTCTGGTAACCAATCATTATTAACTTTAATGCAAAATTCTTTAAATTTCTTCCCTCTTCCTCTTTGGCAAGTAACTAAAGAATAACCAACGTCGTCTTTACCTTCTTTATAAGTTCCTTTGTCTGCAATAATAACAACCGTTTCACATTTATTTTGCAGTATCGTTCCTAAATGACCTCTTGCTTTATCAGAACCGGGATTTAAATGCAAAACTCCTGTTATATGTGATTTACTAATACTACTCCACTTCATTAGCTTTTGCGTTAAATTACTACTTTCAGTCAATGAATTAAAATCGTTTATCAAATCCACATAACCATCGATTGAAACAACGCCTAATTTATTTCTGTACTCGCTTTCCATAAATAGCCATTCGACGTATTGCAACCTTTCATTTGGTGATCGTTCACGCAACTTTAAAGGAATGTAATTTTCTGGAGTCCATCCAACCATATTTGGAATACGTATTGCACTTTGCCACGAATCGAAATCGTCTTGCTCAGTATCAATGTCAATAATATATTTATCTTGTAACTCATGTCCAACTATATCAATTGAATTAGTATAAACATTAGATCTACCACCAAAAGAGCATCCAAGTATTAAAGATTTTAAAAATGATTTACGGGCTTTTTCTTCGCCTTTAATCATGCTTATATTACCAGCAGTTCCAAATCTTAAAGGATGATGAACGCCTTTATATGATTTATCATCTCTACCTATTGAAATTATCAAAGGTGGTCTTTCATAAACCAAACTTAAATCGATTAAAGATTTTTCGTGTATATCAGTGAAATTTAAAATTTCTTCTGATTTTGATTCTTTGCTTAGTTCGTCGAAATTCATTTCATATATAATTATCGGTTTCTTGTAAAAATTGATTTGCAGTATTGTAAAACGATTTTTTAACGTTTTCTATTGTCCAATTAACTTTTAGCTTTTCAATTATTTCTTTTTGGTTATCTTTTAAAATTAATTCGTTTTGCTCTTTTACTTTTTTATCGTGGTTTAAATGTTCTAAATTATAACCTAAACTTTGTAAATAACTATCAATTACTTTTTGATTTAAATTAATCTGAAACATTTGTAAATGATAATCTAAAGGCTCTTTTAAAATATCGGCAACAATTTTAATCGACGCTTTAATATCTCCGTTTTGATGTACGTTTCTATCTAAAACATAAACTAATAACTTTGCGAATAGTAAATTATCATTAAAATATTTATCTCGCTTTAATTCAAGCTCTGTATTGATAGTTCTTAACGCTTCTATATCTTCCTTATAGATTTTATCTTTATTTCGTTTAAACACGTTAAAAACTCTTTTCTTTGCATTTTCTATTTGCCAACTCATTTGCTTGCCTCCTTTCTTTTTTTAACCCACATTACAAAATGATACTTATAGTCTTTTAATGATAAATGATTTTGCCCAGTAGTTAATAAATGTCCATTAAAGTCTTTTAATGCTAATTCTATTTTTTCTTCTGGTATCTTCTCTCTCATAGATATTGATTCAATCCAAGTATAAGATTCTAAACAGTCTTTTAAAAATAATTCGTGTTTTGTTTCTATTATAATAAGTTTCTCTTTTACTTCTTCTTTTACTTCTTCTTCTTTAGGGTCTGTCTCAGGGTTAGTGGGGGGGTTAGTCGGTGGGTTAGTTATGGGGTTGCCTTCCATATCAGTATTACTAACTCTTTTCCATCCTTTTACACTTGCTTCTATAGCGTGTTTTTGGCTAGAATAACATAAATTAACTATAAAACTTAATTCTTTTGGGTCTTCATCTAAGAATTGTTTATTAATTATTGCCATCAAAAAATTACACTTATCAGTTTCGTTTTGTAGTTCATTAACCACATCGAAATAACTTCTAAGAAAATTAAAGGCTTTTCTTTTAGTTGGTTTCTCCATTACAACCCTCGCTTTCTGTAATTTTATTAATTTCAGTTCTAAGTGTTTTTGCGAATTTTATCGCTGAACTTTTATCCATTGTAAAGCAACAAACATGACTTTCATTATCTTCTATTTCAATATCAATAAATTTTTTAGACTCGCCTTTTATTTTATAAACCACTTGTTTAATTTCAGCAGATAAAGAACTGTCTAATTCGTCAATAAACTTTAATTCAAATTTTGCCATAATAATAACCGTTTTAAGATACGGATAAACTATTTAGTTAAACGGTAAAATCCTATTATATCAGCCGTTAAGTGAGACGGGCTTCAATAATAGGATTCTTATAATGTCTTTTTAGATAATGCGTCTCACTTCATTACTTCAACAAAGATAAACATAAAAACTACATAAACAAATATTCTATTAAATAAAAAAAGCCAACTAATAATTAATATCAGTTGGCTTTTAAAATAGTAGTATGTATCGTATTTCTTTTAAAATTCGCTACTATTTGTAAGTTTAGTTTATTTATTTCATTTGTTCTTTAATATATAAATCAATAAGAAATTTTGTCTTTTCTAAATCTTCAATAAAGTTACCTTTTTTTCTACATCGCATTACACGTTTAATAATATCAAATTCGTAACTATTAAGTTGTTGTTGTTCACAAAATTGATATAAAGAACCATTTGTATTGTCGTAGTGTGTTTGTTCTTCTTTTGATACTTCAAAATATAAATTGAAATCTTTTTCATCATCCATATCATGTTCTTCAAATAGTTCAGATTTTATACATTTATCTTTTGTAGATATATAAGTTTTATTTTTGATAAATGCAGTACTTCCACTATCCATTACGTAATCTTGAATGCAATTAAATTTATCTCCTTTTTTAATTCTCATAATTTATATTCTTTTAAATTCAATTCCTAGTTTTATTTTTTCTCTTATTTCTACATCGTGAAATCCTTCTAAATTTTTACATTCGGTAATACTATTATAAATAAACCCGTCTGAAACTCTAATAATTTTAACAGCATTAAATGATGGTTTTTTGTTTTTTATAATCACTTCTTTTGTAATTATACCATCGCGTAATTCTTTAAAATCTTTAATTTGCTCTGGAGTCCATTTTGATACTTGAAAATTCCAAAGATATGAATTTTTATTTTTTCTAAGAGTTGGCATTACTTCTGCTTGCGTCATAATTAATCCTTTATAAAAGTTCCACCAACATTTTTACCTGTTCTATCTTTAATTTCGTTCCATGCTAAATTGGCACATTCGGTAAGATCTAAATTTAGATTAATACATATGTCGTCTAACCAATCAATACAATCAGCAGTTTCATTTTCTGTACATAAATCTAATAATGTAAAAAGATTGTATTGCAAATCATTGTGATTAAACGCTCCTTTTTCAAATTTAATATCTACAGCTATTTGATTACACAATATAACCAAAACTATAAATATATCACCTATCCCATCTTTTATTTCATCTGGTTTATTTTTTAATATTGCTCCAGCAGTTTCCCCGACTTCTTCCAATAATTTAAGCCTTTGTTTTGGTGCGTTTTCAGATTTCAATAAATCTTTATCGTTTGCCCATTCTAAAATAATCAATTGTAATTCTTGTAATGTTTTCATAATGTGTTCATTTTTGATTCAATAATATAAAATTCTCCTTCAATTCTTAGGTTTGGAATAAATCTATCATATTTTGTAAATCCATTCATTCCTTTGTTTTTTAATCGTTTTTTTTGTTCTTCAGTATATTTCATTTTCTTAACATTTCAGCGATCATAATAACAAATTTTTCTATTGTGTTTCTCATTGTTTAATTTTTTATTTAAATATTGTTTTGTATATAATGAAATCATTCATCCGTATTGGGAATTTAAGACGTGATAAAGTCCAGTATTTCAATCCCTCCATTTCACAACACTTTTTTAAGTTCCCGTAGGTTTCGACTCGATCAGCTTTAATGAATGCTATTATGTTTTGTCGGTTCATAACCCATTCATGTTTTATACATTTTTAGTAAAACGTTTATAGGTAAATTAGTATTTTTAATACTTGAATTTTTAATCCAATCTCCAAATTTTTCAGCGTGTTTATCAGCTATTATTTCGCAATCTATAGCATTTAATTTACTTAAAGTTACTTCGCAAAATTTATCTATTAATTTCATATTTTATTTTTTATATTTGTTTAACAGTCGTTACACCACCAATTTAGATTATCACATCCTATATTTTTACTTCCGCATTTAGGACATTTACCTCCATTATTTGCAGGCACTAATCTTAGTAACCTTAATACATATATCATAATTTAAAATTTATTAACTTTATATTTATTTTCATTATTTATTTTATTTATAAAATACAATTCACATAATGTTTTTAATATATCAATCGCCCAATTAGCTTTTTTGTTAAACTTTTGTTGTAAATAAAAAACATCAACTATTTCAATATCACGTAATGATTCTATAACTATAACTAAATCTTCATTAGTAAAGTTCACTTTCTTTTTTGTTATTTGTATCATAATTTATTTTAACATTTATTTTTGTGTTATTAAACTTTCTACTTTAATTTTTAAAAGTGTAGTTGCTGTTATAATTGCATCTACCTCTTTTTTAAGTTTTTTATTTTTTTTAGACAATAATATATAGTCGCGTTGTTGTAAATCTATATAACCTATAACTTTTTGTAATTTATCATTTATGTGCATTGTTTTTTCCATTTATTTACTAATTCAAATCTTTCTTCTTTTGTTAAAGTGTTCATTGCAGGAGTTTCTGTATTTTGCAAATACTGACTAAATTTCATTTCTTGTGACGGAGTCATTTCAAATCCGTGAACCATAACTGTTTTCATTATACTATTGAGTTTAAATATTTTTTATAATTACTATCCAATCCTTTTTCAGTTTTGCAAGTTAATATCACATCATTTTCTAAAGTAATATATTCCCACATTCTTTTTTCTAAATTGTATTTTTTTACTGATTGCATAGCTTCTAATTTCATAATATTTAGTTTTAGTGGTCTGCCTTATTGGCTCTACAAAGACACAACGCATACAAGTAAAAACAATACATTAAATACAAGTATTTTAATTTTATTTGTAAATTTTAACATTTGATACGGTTTTACTGGGTTTGTTGTATAAAAAACCGCCTAAATTAATAAGCGGTTTGGTTGTTAGGTTAAAATGGAAGTGAATCTTCTTCTTCTTCATCTAAATTGGTTGCTGGTGCAAACGCTTCTTTTGAAGGAATAGGAGTTTCATTACTAATATCTGATTTGAAAATTTTCCAAGCATCTAAAGTATTAAACCATTTTCTATTTTCTTCTGGCTCACCTTCTTTTAAATAAGACCTCCCTCTTAAATTATAATCAATATCTATAAATTGACCTTCTTTATTAAATTTAATAAAATTATCAGCTCTATCTTGAGACACTTCAAATTGTACCTCTTGAGGGTATTGGCTTTCTAATTTAATAACAAATTCGACTTTTTTATAAGTAGATGTTACTTGTTGCAATGGTTTAATTTTAATAATTTGTACGTTTTTTAATTCCATGTTTTGTTTATTTAATGTTTATATATGTTTCGTTTCTTAATATTTTACTCATTGCTGGTGCGCTAATATTGTAATGCCTTGATAATGTAATGTTATTCCAACCTAACTCGTGCATTCTTCTTGCAGTTTTAACTTCATAATTTGTGAGTTTTGAATTATGATGTTTTTCTCCTAAATTATGGTTACATAAATTGTTTTTTACAGCGTGTATTTGATTTTCTGAATTAGTACACCATTCTAAATTATAATAATTATTATTATTTTTGTCTCCATCTATATGGTTTACTTGAGGCTTATTATCAGTATTTTCAATAAAAGCAATAGCAACTAATCTATGGATTCCAGTATTAAACCTAATTGTTTTTTTACTTAAACTTGTTTGTAAATAACCCTTTACCGAAATAAATTTTTTTAAAACACGTCCTTTTTTAAAGGATTTAGAACCGTGTTTATTGTCAATATAATTATCCAAACTTCTTACGTTTCCAATATTTGAGACTTCATAAATCCCTTCATAATTTTTTACTTCTTTCCAAATTTCTTCTTTATTTTCCATAAATCAAAAAACCCCTCCCTAGTTTACCGCCAAGCAAAACAAGAGAAGGGAATTTATTAAGTTCTTAATCTTGGCGGATTTACAGTAAAGATACGAAATTTATTTTAATTTTCTGCGTTCTTCTCTTAATTGATATTCTCTTTCTGCTAGATATGATTTAGCTGTTTTTACGCCTTTATATAAAAGTGCAAAATCAGTATCTTTCATATTTTCTGCCCAGTCTCCTTTTTCTTCATCTACTCTTTTATCACTTAAAAAAGACTCTCTTACTTCATTAGGTATTGTCATGTAATGTTCCTCCGACATTCTTAAAAAAACCTCTCTATTGCTTTGCATCGTTTATAGTTTTAGGCGTTAATTCTTCTTTTCTTTTGTCTTTAGCTTCTATAAATAAAACATTTGTTTGTAAGTTTTTATATTTGCTCCAAACTGTTTTTAAATCTTCCATAGTAGCTACTATTATCATTTCGTCAATTGCTACTTTTAATTCACTTTCTCCGGAGTTGCACCAGTTGGCAATTAATACTCCTGTTTCTTCAGTAATTAAAAATGGTTGCTTTCCTTCGAATAAGTTTGTTCTGTCCTTAGAAGGTATGGCTAAATGCGTATCTCTATCGATGTTTAATGAAACAGTCAATTCATATTCCCAACCTTCACGCTGTTGGTCTTTCATTCCCACTTTATGAACTTTTTTTCCTTCACCCATTACGGTTTCCATTTTAGAACGGGTGCAAGTGATTACGTGAGCATTACAATGCAATACAGCATTTACAAATTTATCATGTCTTGGTGTTGTTTTGCTCCATGCGCTCCATGTGTTACCTCTGAATGATGCCTGAGCCAATACTTCGTTTTCTTCTAATAGACAAGTCCATTCGTGGGAACTGCTGTCTATTATAATAACTTCGATTCCGGCTTCTACGCAAGCATTTAAAGCCTGGATATATTTTTCTGGTTGAAAAGGCGGTTGTAAATCAATTACGTTGAACTCGCCTAAATCAGAATATAAACTTGCAGATCCGTTTTCCGTGTCAATAACCGCAATCTTATTCCAATCACCACATAACCCCTTAGCCATTCTTAAAGCTGAGTAAGTTTTTCCTGCTCCGCTTGGTGCTGAAATATTCAATCGCAATTTAACCTGTTTTCTAGTTGCTTTTTTTAATTGTAACATAATTAATTTTTTATTGGTTGTTCAAAAATTTCGTCTACTACTTCGATGTTTCTGACTAGCATATTATATTTAGCTTTTGAGTCAGCATATTTAAACATCATTTCGTCAATTGCTTTTGCTTGTTCGTCGATTAAATCCTGTTGAATACTTATAAACTTTTCTAAAGCTTCAATTCTTAATCTCTGGAATTCTACTTGTTCTTTCATAATTTTTATATTTTTAAAATTCAGACAGTTTTCTTTGTGAAAATTCTACGGCTTTATCTTCTGGAATTAGAAATTTAGCTTTTATTTTCGATGTTCCGAAGAAAGAACCTACATGCTCAATAAATATTTCTATTCCTTTATAATATTTAATTTTAGCATTAAATTGACCAGCCATATTTAATCCTGTTCCATTAAGTCCTAATTCTATTTGAAATAATACGTACTTTATTCCGTTAATTTCTTGTACAATGTTTTTCATAATTTTTATATTTTTATTTAAGCAAATGTAAGTATAATTATTTACATAACAAAACTTTTTATAGCAAGATTATTTAATCTTTTTCTAGTTACTAACCCACCGTTAATATAATATGCGTTTCGTTTTTCGTTGTAAGTTAGTTTACGAAATACTTTAGTTCTTTTTGAGGGACAATGCTCTAATTGATATAACAAACCATCGTTTAAGCACACTATATTTTCATATATTTTAAAAGTTATAACTATCTTATTTTTAATGTTTTGCATAGTTTAGTATCGCTTAGTAGGTAGTTACCAGTAATGTTAAAAATCAACATCGGTAACTAAAAACGTTTCTTTGCAATCTTCACAAGTAACTTCTACATCTATTCCACTTGCTCTATGGTCATCATCCATAACCTCTCTTACTTCATCCATCACGTCTAATCCATAACCGCAATTAGGGCAAGTACATAAAACTTCTACATAACAACATGCTCTTACTTCTTTCATAATATTTAGTTTGTAACGAGAAACACTACTGGTAACAACAGCTACATTTCAGCGTTTTATTGGTGATTAATTTGATTATTTTTTTGTACTTCAATCATTCGGCAAATCCGAAGAATTGTGTGTGTTTGACCACGCCGAAATTGTAGCTGTGGACGTTATGTGATATTGCTACGTTCATCTTCTAAATGACGTTTTTCCAATTGATAGTAAATATCTGCAACCATCTTTGGAGTTGTCTTTTTATCATAAGCCATTGCTTCTCCGCCATATAAAATGAATGCTCTTGAAATTTTAAATAAATGAAAAGAAATCCCAATAATATTGAGCATCAAGAAAAATGGTAATCCGAGTATTCGTTTTAAATATTTCATTTTCTTTTCTTCTTTTTTGGCGTTAAATGCGTATTCTTTTTTCTTGTTTTTACAAAATTTCCTCTTTCATCTGTATAATCAGGATTTTCAACTAAATAAGATTCATTTCCAGAACCGTATTTTTCAATCAAATGTCCGTAGGTGAATAATTCAGAAACTTTTTCTTTTGTTGTTCCTACTCTTTCGGCATATTCATTTATAAGCCTTTCTCTTTCTTCGTTTGTGTAACGCATAAATTTTAGTTTTAAAAACCACAACCTCACATAACATACGCTTGTAGCAAGACTGCATTGTCTTGTGTTTGAGTGGTCAGGTTTAATTTATAAATTGTTTTTTGCTTGTATTATTGGTCTTGAATGAACGTCCGGCTATAAGCGACATAACGTTAGTGATAATATTACACCCAGCTAATTTTTTTAATTAATACATGCAATCCATCAATGTCTGATACAACATCTCCTTTTTGAGGTAAATTACATGAAGATAGTTGTTTAGTTGTTTCAACTCCTTCTATTTTAAGAAGTAACCTACTACCTTTTGGTAAAAAACATTTTAAGTTTTTAGAAATAAACCAAGTTTTCTTAATTTCATTTCCAAAACAATATCTTAAAATACTATCACTAACAACCGTTTGTAGTGATTGGCAACTGTCTTGAATTTTAGTATTATTTTCCATCTGTTTTTATTTGTTATAATTTATAAATCGGGCTTACTTTTCAACCACGACAAGCACTTACCGTTACTCTTCAAAAGATTCATAATGTTTTTTCTCTACTACTTCAAACTTCAATTGTCTGTCGATTATTTCTAATATTTTATAAAAATGATTCTCTGGAATAGGATTTCCTAATTTAGAGTTAAACCATCTTTGCCTTACTGTGCAAAATGAAGTCTTAGTTTTATTTGCAATAACTTTTAATACCGCTGTCTTATGCTTCATTAAAGCATATTTTTCTGTGATTTGTTTTTTATCAATACACCAGTTCGTTTCGTTTGATTGCATGGTTAAATCTGTTTTTATTAATTTGCTTTTCATTATTTTAATAAGTTTAGGTGTTCGTGAATGTTTCCTATTACTTCAAAAGAATGTGATGAAGTATTAAAAGAATGATGACAATCTTTTCCTGTATTAAAATGCCATCCATATCTCCAAAAAACAACATTTCCATTTTTAAAATAATTCGAATTTACAATATCCCCCTCATAAATATCTACTCCGTTTTTATCTTGTAGACCTGTAAACTGACCTATTGATTCTTTTATAACTTCAGTTATGAAATCAATACTTTTTCCTATTTCTAAAATAGCGTGAATTTCTTCTTTTCCATTAGATGCTTTAATATAACATCCATAAACAAAAATTCCTTTTTCTTTTGAAATTCCTCTAAATTTAATTTCTCTCATTACATCATTTGTTTTAATTCATTTGGCATACATGATTTACCTCCAAATAAAAAGTTACTAATTTCTTCGTGCGATGTGTAGCCTAATGTGATAATGGCTAATAATAGTTTTTTCATGGTTATTTGTTTAAAGTATTAATATCAATTGCTAAACCGTTTTCTATTAGTCCGTAAATATCAAAGTGCCATTCTAAAAGTTTTTGAGTTATCCATGTTGGTAAATTATGTTCTTTCACGTTATGTATTATATGTTCAGTCATTGCTAAAGGACTTCCCTCCCATTTTCTTATCTTATTAAATCTTTCTGTGGGTACAAACTTTTCTTCATTAACTTCAATCTCTTTAGTAAGGTCTGAAAGTGGGCGAAGGATTGGTTTTATGAATTTAATAGGCGTTTTACCTAATTCAAAAACTATATCTTCAAAAGATATTCCTAAAAGAGTATGAATATAAATATAATCCTTTCTTTTAAATTTCAAACCATAAGGTAAATAACCTGCTAAATGCTTAATCGTTAAATGTGTTTCCATGTTTTTCTTTTTAATATATAGTTAATAGTGTGCCAAGAAACATTATATTTTTTAGATGCTTTCAAAGCGTAATCTCTTTTATTATTGTAATTTTTTCTAATATTTATAACATCAGTTTCGCTTAATTTTGATCGAGGATGGTTAGAACCAATCTTACATAATGACATATTTTTTTTTGCTTCATCAGAAAATAAAATTCCTTTTCTTTTTTTACTCCAATTTAATTTAATTTTATCTGAATGTTTAAATCCAAACATACTATTTGCAATTTCATTTATGTTAAATCCTTTTGACCTTATAAAAGATTGGTAAAAGTCTATATAAAATTGTTCTTTAATTATTAAATATTCTTTATTACAAAAACAAAGATTTTCGAAATAAAAACTATTAGAATATTTATTGTAATGATTTTGCAAATATTTATTTCTATGTTCATTATGTTTTAAAGTACGCAAATGTTCATATATTCTATTATACATATTCACCGCTGACCCAATGTATACTTTATTGTTTATTGTATTTTTTATTATATAAATACCTGATTTGTGTTTTAAATTATTATACATTTTTTACAAATTAGAATTAAAATACAAATATACAAAAAAATATGTTTTAATTCTAATTTCATAATTTCTATTTGTTTTATTTATATAAGCAAATGTAAACATAATTATTTACATAACAAAATAATTTATAAAAAAACCCTCAAGTTAATGAAAGGTTGATTTACGACTAGGGACACCCCAATCCAATATATTAAGTACCTCACGTTTTTTACTTGGTGGCTACTCCCAAACCTAATACATATCAAATATACTATTAAATTTTTAACTTAAACCACAAAAATATAAATAAACAAGCAATAAAAAACATTGAAGAGTATAATATTGTGTGATCTGTTTTTTCTATTATTTTAGTTTGGTAAATTGTTTTAGTCCTATAAATTATTTTAATTTTCCACTTTTCAACAACTTTGGTTGTCGAGTTTGAAACAATAACGTTTTTATACTTTTTCCCGCCTACTTTAAATGGTTTAGAGTTATCAAAAGGTGTAAAAGTTAAGTTTGTACCTAAAACTATTTTCGAGCCCTCAGAGTACGTGTTATTTACTTCTATACTTCCGAGTTTTTCAGACTCTAATTTTCGAGTACCACAGCCGAAAATTAGTATAAATATTAAAAGGTATTTCATTTCATTTAATTTAATTTAAAAGTAAGGTTTTATTTGCAGTCGTCCACCCATTAATTAATAAAGCACCGTTTAATTTAGGCTCTAAATGTATTGTTTTACAATTATCAACATTACATTTTCTTTTTTGATATTCTTTTTTAGAATCATAAATATTAATTCCGTCTAAATTAGCTTTGAAAAAAATAGGATCTTTTATAATATGCCCGCCTATTTCAATAGTATTAGTGATAACATAATCTTTGTGAATTATTTCATTTTTGTCGTTATATATTTTTGTTAATCCTTTAGCTTCTATACTAAAAATATAACCTTTAATAATTGCGTCTGAAAGTGTTTTTACGTTTTGCGCTGAAATCGTAGCACTAATTAACAGTAATCCAATAATTAATTTTTTCATAATTTACTTTTTAAAATATTGTTCTATATCCTACCATCGTGCTTTAGTTCCTCGAATATCGTAGTGTACAAAGTTTGGATATACGCCAATCCCTCCTTGTTTCATTTTACCTTTCAGAATTAATAATTCGATTACCTCGGCTAATTGTCTAGGCTCGTAACCTTCGGCGTTTATATCAGCACCAGAAGCCGTTAAATGCTGACTCACTTTTGCACCGCCTACTTTTTTATTATGTGCCGGTGTTCTATATCCAGAACCTGTAACCGCTACTGGTACATTTAAATAGTCACGTAATGCTTGTAGGTTGTTCGCAACCTCTTTTACGTTTAATAAATACTTTTCGGGTACTTTTGTGCCGTCTTTGCAATCGAACTCCTCAGAGTTAAAATTCTTAGTTAATTTCATAATTCATGTTTTTTTCTGTAAGTTTCAAATTCTTCTTTTAAGCGATTATATAATTTTTGTAATTCGTTAAATTTTCTTTTCCAAGTTTCTGACTCTTCAAAAATTATAGCGTTTCTCATGTTTAAATTATTAACATCTGATTGTAAAGAATCAACTGACTCACGCATTATAGCGTACTGCTTTTCATACTGAATAACGAACTTATCATACATTAATTGGTATTTAGTCAGGTTATCTAAATCTCCAGATTTATGCTGTATTTTTTTAGCCCTATTGCCTCCAATAAAAGCAGCTAAAATACCCGTTAAATAAAGTGCGTCTTTCCAGTATTCAATCATTTTTCAAAACATTTCTAACATACCAAACGGAAGGCACAATTAAAATTAATAATAACTCGCTAAATTCTAAAATTGTATTTGAATTACAAATTTCCTGTATTAAATTACCCAAAGATAGTTGAAAAAAGCAAAACTTAACAAAACTTTTTTTATCATTATAAAATAAATACGTACATAGGATTAATATAGTTATTGCATTTCCTAAGAAGAAAACATAATCACCGAAAAATTCCCAAAATAAATAAGTAACAATACTTAATATTAATCCTATGTACAATATTGATTTAGGCATTCGGATCTTTTTTAGGTGGTCTTGTGCCTATTAATTTACTTGTTCCGCTAACATCTTTATCCTTTGCGAATAATCCAAAAAAAGTAGCTATAGCAGCAAATACTAAAGTCTTCCAATCTCTCTGAATATCAAAATCGCCGTTAGTAATTATAGGCTGTGCTACTAGCCAAAAAGCTGCTAAAAATCCAATTACTGTTGTTTTCCAATTTCTCATATTTATTTAATTTAATTGTTTAATTATTAATGCGCAACCCAATTTGTACCGTTGTAAAATACGGGTGTCACAACTGCCCCACCGCCTACGACGGTAACCATATAGCTAGGAGCTAAAGCATCTGATACGGTTGCGTAAGCCGTACCTGTTGGGGTTGGTAGCGTGGCTACTGTATATAAGTTAGTTTTTAAATAGGAAGCTATCGTACTTCCGTTAACTTGAAGTTTATCTACCCCGTTATCTGTCGTAGTATTGATTAAAACATTTCCTCCCGAAGCTATACGCATTTTTTCAGTAAAAAAAGTACTAGCGTCTGTCTCTCCAAAAGTAATAACTGAGCTAACGCCAAAAGAAGCGACAGACGCTAGTCCTGATCCTCGAATGCCGTTTAAAACCGCTCCTGTAGTGTTACCGACTGTAATATAGGTGTCTGCCGAAGTTGATTGATTTATATGTAGTTTTGAAATTGGCGTATTAGTTCCTATTCCTGTCCATATCCCATTATCAAAAATCATACTATTCCCAATAACTCCCGCACTCGTAAACTTAGGTAAATATCCTGTTGTACCTGTTCCAGAAATCGGATTAGCTAAAGTAGTCCCGTTAGCTAATAAGGCGTTGGTTGCTGGGGCTGTTGAGTTTATGAAAGAGCCGTTTGTAGTAACCGCACCACGTAGGATTGTGTTTGTTATATTTAAATCTCCTAAAGTAGCAGTGTTAGAGCCTGCCCCAACCGCCCCGACTCCTATAACTATTTGGTTAGTTTGGTTATCACCCAATGCTCTTGAGTTTCCTCCTAAAAATATTGAGTTACCCGCGTTTGTTAATGGTGAATTTACATTAAAGAATTTTCCTGCCCCACCACCAATTGCCGTTGTATTGCTTGAATTAATGGCGCTTTCTAACGCCGATGCTCCAATAGCCGTATTACTGCTTCCTATAGTGTTAGAGGATAAAGAATTGTATCCGAATGCTGTATTCCCAACCCCTCCATTATTTAGTCTTAAGGCGAGCTCCCCAAAACTTGTGCTACTTGCGTTATTCCCTTTTCCATTATTCCATACCGTTAAATCAGTAGAGTTACTCTCTAATTGAGGGATAGAGGGTTGTGCATTAGCTAATACGAAAGCCGTTGTTGCAATCTGAGTCGTATTCGTTCCTGCTGTTGCTGTTGGTACTAATGGCACACCCGTAAATGTAGGCGAAACTAAATCTGCTTTTAAAGTTAATCCCGTATTAACGGCTGTAACCGTTGGGTATCTTAAATTTGTTCCATCAGGAAATAAGCTATTTTGTTTGTTAGCTACATTCTCTGGAGTATACCCCAAAGCAGTAATAATATTCGCCAAAGTTAAAGCAACTCCTCCAGAAGCAACCCCTCCAAACTTTTGAGCTTCTAATATTTTTACATCTGCTACATTTTGTAAAGAAGTAGTTGTATTACGCATTATAATGTATGAGCGAATAATACCGTTTTCTTTTGAGTTAGGCTCAATTACAAATGACCTAGTAAGCACGGCATTAACGGCAGTCTGTAAATCATCATAAACGTTTTGTCCGTATAATATACGGGTCAATCCTGTTTGAAACATTACAACAGTTTGAATAGTAAATTTGTTATTAGGAACTGCCGTTAATACGTTGTTTAAATCATATAAAGCAGGATCTAAATTTATTCTATCAGTTCCCTCAGTTCCGTTTTGTGTTCTATATCTAAAAGACAGAGCCGTTTCGCCTATTTGCGATAATCTATGCGGGTCTTTCCAATTATTAATAAAGTTAACCCCTCTTTTTCCTATAATTCCAGCGGATTTATTTAACTGCAAGTTTGCTCCGTTTGCTGAATAAACATTACCCGATAAATTTAACGCCCCGATAAAGTCAAATAAATCATGCAATTGATTTGTGCTAGCATTAGTAGGAGAAGAAAGATTATTTACAACATTTATAGTAGTCAAATTAGAGTGTATAACTGCCCCTAATTCGATTAAATCCCTCCTTTGAATCGCTG